CTCATGCTGCCCGTGTCCGTGGGGGGCTGGGGAGGACCCGCGCGCTGGGCGCATGTCTGCGTCAGACGCATGGCTCCGCGTGAGCTATGCGCGGTCCGGAGACGGCTGCGCCCGCCGCGAGGGTGTCTCGGGGCGGGCGCAACTATCGACCATGACGATTCCATAGGCCGAAAACGGACACCGCGTCAAGCGGCATGTGCGGTCTCGGCCGCGAGTTGCCCATCCTCCAGCCAGCCGGCGATGACGCAGTACGCGTAGAGGCCCTGCTGCACGGCTCGGATCGCCGTCTTGCGGTCCACCCCGGCCCAATCACCGGCCTGCGTCGGCCCGCGGTTATCCACCACCACCGCGAGGCACAGATCGCCGCGCGTCACCCGCCCGACCCGTTGCTGCCCGACATACTCGCGCCATGGCACGTAGCGCGCGCGGTAGGCGACGCACAGCGCGGCCGGCCAATCCTCAGCCAAGCCGCCGCCGGCATCGTCATATCTCGCGGTGCGCGCCAGCACGGCGCAGGTGATCGCGGTATAGACCTCCAGGATTTCCGCAGCCGCCCGCTGCTGGTTGGGCCGCAGCCGTCCGCTCGCTACGAGCAGCGCCACCGCATCCCGGCGGAGCGGGCACTTGGCCAGAGTCTGCGGCGTCGCATTGATCTGCCGGCCACGCTCGGCCTCGGCAGCGGCGCGGGCACGCCGATCGGCGGCGATGCGGCCGGCCTCGCGGATGCGGTCCCACTCCCCGGCCTCGTGCCGGCGGCCGCTCATGCCGCGCTCCGATGGTCCGGATGCACCGGCGCCCGGCCATCCCGCCCGCCACGCTCCCATGCCTCGACGGCGGCGAGGTAGGCGGTAATCTCGGGCCGCGTCGTGGCCAGCGGGCGAGCCGCCATGCGTCCCGCCGCCACCGCATCGGCGACCGGGCGGCGGAAATACCCGAGTGTCTGCGGCACCCGATAGCCTGGCCGGGCCGCGACCTCCTCCACCACCTGGCGCAGCAGCGCATCGCTGATGCCCTGGCCGCGCCAGTCCATCACCGGACGGAAATCGTATGTGCCCCGCACCGGATCGAGGCCGGCGATCTCCGCCAGTTCCGCCCCGAGCTCGCCGATATCGGCCTGCTGGGTTTCCTGCTGCTGCTGCTTGCTTTCTATCTCTTTAGCAGCAGCAGCTTCCACGCGCGCGCGAGGGGTTTCGCCGTGGGTTTCCTGGGTTTCCGCGCTACCCCCCGGAATCGGCATCATCAGCGAGGTCTGGGCGCGCCGCAGCCGGGCCTGCTCGGCCGTCTCTCCGCGCCGTGGACGGCCGCCGAGCCGGCCATTTCCTTGGGCTGCGACGGTGCGCCGGCTGGCCGTCGCCGGCAGCGGCACCGACAGCGCGCTATCCGCCTCGCGGGTTATCAGCCCGGTTTCCAGCAGGGTTTCCAGCAGGGTTTCAATTTCGGTTTCCTCCGCCGAAACCAACAGAGAAACCTCCCGTACGGAACCCACCCGCAAACCCAGCCGGAAAACCCCCGGCTCCGGCATCTGCGCCAGCGCATCGGCCAGCAGCAGCCACAGCGCTCGCGCCGCCAGCGGCACCAGGCGCAGCCGGGGATCGCGCCGCAGCGCCTCCATCAGATGATGGCAGTCACAACGTCGGCTCATTGCCCATCCTCCCGTCCTGGCGGCCAGGTCATGCCCGCCAGCCCTCGCCTGATTTCATCGCGCCCCTGCCACAGCGGCGGCGGTGGATCGAACTCCGGCGGCGGCCGCACCGCCGCCACCACTCGCGTCATCACCTGCACCACGTCCGCGACATCCCATTTGAGCCGCGGGCCGAGGATCAGCGCCCGCTTGAGGCCCTCCATCACGCCGCGCAGTAGCGCCGGCGACGCGCCATCGGTCAGCGCGCACAGCCGATCCAAATCGTCATCGGAAAACCCGAACGGCGCCCCATAGCGGCGCATGATCGCGAACCGCTCATCCTCGCCGGGCAGATCGACCGCGAGCTGCAGCGCGAAGCGCCGCCACAACGCCGGGTCGAGCCGATCCGGCAGATTGGTCGCCCCAACCAGGAATCCGCCCTCGAACCGCTCGATCCGCCGCAGCAGCACGCCGAGCATGCTATTGCGCGCGTTATCCGCGCCTAATGCCTCACGGTTCCGGCGACCGCCAACGGCATCGACCTCGTCGAGGAATATCACACAGCGCACATCGGCCTGCTCGACCGTGTCGAACAGGCGCGTCATGTTTTTTTCGCTCTCCCCCAAATAGCTCCCGAACAGGTTTTCCGATCCGACCAGCAGCATCGGGATGCCCAGCCGCCCCGCGAAATGATGCACCAGCGTGGTCTTGCCGCAGCCGGGCGGCCCATGCAGCAGGCAGGTGGCGCGCGGCTTGATGCCGGCCGCCTTGAGCGCATCCGCCATATCCAGTTCCACCATCCATTCCAGCAGCGCCGCCCGCGCCGCCGGCGCCAGGATCGGCGGCTCCGAATCCTCCGGCGCCAGCACCTCGCCCAGGCCGCGCGTGTGCCGGCGCAGCACCGAAGTTGGCGATTCCTTGCGCCCGGACCGGCCGGCCGGTACCTCCGTGATCGAGAGCGGCATGCTTATCCCTCCCCGCTATCACCGGGCTTTTTCGGTTTGCTGCGCCGGAACGCCGGCGGAATGTCCATGCCATCGCTGCCGGCGGCGGCGCACCAGCCTTCATCCCACGCCCCGCGCAGCCTGCTGCCGGCCGGATGCGGGTTGGCGGTCACCAGCGCGCCGGACCGCGCCGCCGCGCCGCCGCGCCGCCTTCCGCCTTCGCCGCGGCGATATCCTCGGCCGTGGGCGGGGCCGGCTCGCCGGTGTCGGGCGCGGCATCGCCATCGTCGGGTGACGGCGCCGCATCCGGCGCCCGGCCCTCCGACGCGGTGTCATCATCCGGCGGCGGCGGCCGCACCAGCCGCCGGCGTGCCGCATCGCCCAGCGGCGTGCCGTCGAGCATCCCGAGCGCCGCACGATAGATCTCATCGAGCGCGTATTGCTCCTGCCGTTCGGCATCGGTCATGGCGCGCTCGCGCAGCATGCGCCGCATGGTCTTCACGTCGTAGCCCGCGGATTTGGCCTCTGCGAAGATATCCTTGATGTCCTCGGCGAGCGTCTTGCGCTCCTCCGCCAGCCGTTCGATGCGCTCCAACAGCGAGCGCAGATGCCCGTCGGCGTTCTTCGCCGGACCCGTCTTCTTGGCCATCAGGATTCCTCCACGTCGGAAAACCACGCGCTGTCATCATCGAATTTCAGGTTCGCGACCCCGGTGCGGCCGCGCCGCATCTTGGCCACGATCACTTCCGCCCGGCCGATCGACGCCTCGGTGCGGCTATGCAGATCGGAGAGGCGGGCGGAATACGCCTCCTCGCCCTCGCGCTCGCCCTTGGTGATGCGGGCATTGCGCAGGTAGTAATGCTCGCGGAACAGGAACATCACCGCGTCGGCGTCCTGTTCCAGGCTGCCGGAATCGCGCAGATCGGCCAGATTCGGCCGCTTCTCGTCCCGGCTCTCGACTGCCCGGTTGAGCTGCGCCAGCGCCAGCACCGGCACCTGCAACTCCATCGCCAGCCCCTTGAGACCCTTGCTCAGCGCCGTCGCCGTCGCCACCGCGTTGCCCATCCGCTCAAGCTCCGGCACCCGCATCAGGCCGAGGTAATCGACCACGATCAGATCGAGGCCGCCGCGCCGTTTCAGCCGCCGCGCCGCCGCCCGCAGGCTGGCCAGGGTCGGGCCGCGCTGCTCCAGGATCAGCAGCTCGCGCGGCTGCATCGCCCGCGCCGCCGCGGTCATCCGCTCCATCATCGGCATGTCGATCGCGGGCCAGGTCCATCGGCCCAGCGCGTCGCGCTGGCGCACCCGGCCGCGCTCGGCGGCATCACGCGGCAACCCGGCGGTGCCGGCGGTCAGCGCCGCGCCGATATCCTGCAACGTCATCTCCGCCGACAGAAACAGCACCCGCCCACCGGCCTGCGCGGCGCCGGCGGCGATACCCAGCCCCAGCGTGGTCTTGCCCATGCTCGGCCGGGCGCCGATCAGTATCAGATGACCGCCGCGCAGGCCGCCGGTGAGGTCATCGAGCGCGTGATAGCCGGTGGATATCCCGGTCAGCCCGCCAGGCTGCTGGCTGGCCTTGCTGGCCTGCTCGATCGCGATCTCCATCGCGCCGGCGGCCGGCATCATTTTGCCTTCGGCACCGCCGGCCTCGGCCAGCGCGTATAGATCGGTCTCCAGAGCATCGAGAATCGCCGCCCCGTCCATCTCCGGCTCGGCACCATGGCAACGGTTGATCGCGGCCTCGCAGCGGTCGATCAGCTCGCGCCGCAGCCAGGCGTCGCGGATCGCGCGGCCATACTCGCCGGCATTGATGATGCCGACCATCGCCGCCAGCAGCTGCGCCAGATAGGCCACGCCGCCGACCGGCTCCAGCACCGCGGAGTGCTCGAAATCGGCCCGCAGGGTCACCGCGTCGACCATCCGCCCGCTCTCGATCCGCGCCGCGATAGCGCTGTAGATGGCGCCGTGGATTTCATCGGCGAAATGCTCGGACTTGAGAAATTCGCCGACCCGGTCATAGGCTTTGTTGTTGGCCAGCAGCGCGCCCAGCAGCGCCTGTTCGGCTTGCAGATTGGCCGGCGGCTGGCGCAGCGACGGAAACACCGGCCCTTCGTTCACGCCGCGTCCACCGGCATCTGTGCCACCAGCTCGCACAGCGTCTCGCACCACAGCGCCGCCGCCACCCGCCGGCGCTCGCGGTCGGGGCCGGTGTAGCTGGCGATCATCGCCGTCACCACCAGGTGCAGCGTCTGCATCGTCTGATGCGGCGGCAGGGCGGACAGATGCAGCTCGCCGTGCACCCGCCACGCCGCCGCCCGCACCGGCTCCGGCGCGCTCATGCGGGCACCGGATAGGCGGCACCGGCCGGCAAAAGCGCCGGCTCGCACAGCGACATCGGCGGCCAGGCGCGCGATGTGCGGTGGGTGTTGACCGCGATCATGTCGCCGGCCGGCCGCACGTCGTAGCGCGCGCAATAGGCCGCGACCCGTGCCGCATCGCACAGCACCCGCCCGTCACGCAGATATTCGCCGGCCCAGTCGTAGGAGGGGCGGGACGAGGTCGAGAGCGGCGCGAGATTCGCCGCCACCCGCTCGGCTGCGGCGCGCGCGGCCGGCGCGGGCGCGACTGATGCAGCCGACGCAGCGGTCAAGGATTGCTTGACGACTGGCGGTGCGGCCGGCGCCCTCGCGCGTCGCAACCCCAGTTTCTTGACCTGCTGCACCAGCGCGACGGGCGACCGGATCGGCGCGCCCGGCAGCGCCGCGACCGCCGCCAGCAGGGCCTCGACCGTATCGCCCGCCGGCCAGCCCTCCCGCAGCACCTCCACTCGCTCGGGCGTCCACACCGATACCGGCGCGCCGACCACGGATCGACCGCGCAGCCCCAGGTAGCGCGCCTGCTCCCGCACCGATCTAACGCCGGCCATCGGCGAACCCGGCAGCGCCTCCAGCTGCGCCAGCAGGTCGCGCGTCGGCATCCCGGACAACCAGCCCTCGCGCAGTGCCGCGTTGCGTGCCTCGGTCCACACCCGCGAGCGCGGCTCGCGCGATGCGCCGGCCAGCGTGGCCGCGAGCGTCGGATATTGCGCCTCATCCACCGCCGGGCCGGGCGCCGAGGCGTGTGGCTCCGCCCCAACACCCGGCCCACCATCGTCCGCTGACAGCGGAGGCGACTGGCGCGCAACGAGCGCCCCCAGCACCTCCCGGACGATCCCCAGCAGCGCCGAATCGGCGGTCAGCACCACCTCGACCCGCAGCGTCGGACCCTCGCTCACCAACCCCTCCATGGCAGTTTCGTCAGCGCCGGCAGCACCCGGACGTGGCAAATCTCGTGATGCTCCGAGCAATAGCTCGACCCGGCCGCCCGCACCGCCTCGCAGAACCGTTGCGCATACGGCGTATCGTCGGTCACGTATTGGCAGCCATGCCCGCCGCCAGCGGCCAGCCGGATCGGCACCACCACCGGCGGCGGCGCGGGCCGGGGCCAGCGTGCCCTCTGCTGCGTGACCGTCAGCGCGTCCCGGTCGCGATACAGCCCCAGATGCCGCACTCGGGCGATCAGCGCGCTCGTGGACGCGATCGGCTCACCCGGCAGGTCGGAGACCGCATCCAGCAGGCTCTCCGGCGCCTCGCCGCGCGGCCAGCGCGCCCGCAGCAGCGCGTCACGCTCGCCGGTCCACACCGCCTCAACCGCCCGGCGCCGATGCGGCAATTTCAGATAGCGCGCCTGCGACATCACCGCGCGGCTGTTGGCGACCAGCGGCCCCGGCAGCGCGTTGACCGCCGCGAGCAGGTCGGCCGCAGGCACGCCTTCCGGCCAGCCCTCGCGCAGCAGCGCGTTGCGCGCAGCGGTCCATACCAGCCCGCTCGCCGGGCGCAGCGCCGGCCCGAGCGGCGACGGCCGCGCCGGCAGCCCCAGCCGATGCGCCCGGCCGACGATCGAATTCTTGCTGCGCCCGATCTCACGCCCGATCGCCCCGGCGCTCACGGCCAGATCGGCCCACAGCGCCCGCAGCCGCTCATCCTCGGCGGCCGTCCACGATTCCCCGATCATCGCCGCCGCCTCCACCACAGCGCCACCACGCCGGCGCCCAGCAGCGCCGCGCTGGCCGGCTCCGGCACGCGATGCGCCACGGCGTCGGCAGGCAGCGGCGGCAGGCCGTGCCAGACCGGCACCGGCTGGCGCGGCAACGGCGCGTCGGCGGGGATGCCAAGCCAGGCCGGCGGCATCTGCTGTCCCAGCCGGTAGCCGCCGACGCTGGCCCCGCCGGCGCACGCGACGATCAACACCATCTGCGCCGCGCGCCGCGCCCGCACCTGCGCCGCGGTGTAGCGGATCACCGGGCCGTCGGGGCTGTGCGGCCACACCCGGCGCACCCAGCGGGGGCACTCCATCACGGCGTCCACCAGATCGGACAGGCGGTATTGCGCAGCACGGCACCGCCCGCCGCCCCCGGCGACGGCGGCAGCCGGATCGCCCGCGCCTGCGGAAAATTGTTGAGGCTGCCTTGCATCATCACGACGCGCCGGTCGGCGATCAGCACATCGAGCGCCCGCACCACGGTGTAGCGTGACAGATGCACGTCCATCGCCAGATCGCGCATCGCCGGCAGCGGCGCGCGCCGCACCGCCAGCCGCCGCAACTCGGCATAAACCGCATCGGCCGCCCCGACCGGCGCCGCCAGATTGATCACCTGCGGATCGGCCTGTCGCGGCGCCGGCGGCGGCGGCGGCAGCCACACCATGCCGCTGGAGGTGCGAATCTGCCGCGCCAGCAGCGCCGCGTTGCGCCCGCGCCACGGCATCGCGACGCTCACCCGCTGGCCGCCGGCGAGCGCCGCGCGCACCGTCGTCTCACCCGGCATCGCGCAGCCTCCCCAGCTGTGCCGCCGCCGACAGCCCGCTCTGTGCCGCCGTCACCGTGCGCCCGACCTCGGCCAGCCGAAACAGCAGGTCCTGCCGCTCGGCATCGTCCACCACCCCGTCGCGCAGCGCCTCGGCCGCGCGGGCGAACAGGCTGGCGACCGAGGCACCGATCCGCGCCAGGTGCCGCGCGATATCGTCGTCGCCGCGCGCATCGAGTGGCAGTAGCGCGTAGCCCTGCAGGCTGGCCAGCGCCGCGGTCACCAGCGGCCGCCCGGCGATCCGCTCCAGGTCGAGCGTCACATCTACCGGCACCATCCGCTCGCTGTGCGGGTTGCCGTAATCGGACAGCACGCTGGGCCGGACGCGGGTGCAGGATGCAGCCGCCTCCAGCCCGCCCAACTCGCCGATCAGCCGCTTGGTCGCCGTCGCCAGCGCGGCGCGGCCGGGGTCCGGCATGCTCATGTGTGTATCCTCGCGTAACGGTTCCGCGTGACAGCGGCGTTAATCCCGGTAGGGTCGGGCCATGCCAGCACGCCATCCCATTGCCGCCTCGTTGCCGACCGGGTTACGGTGCGGGCCGGAAACGGAGAGGCGCGGAAATGAAAATCATCCTGTTGATCGTCGCGGTGCTGGCGGGGTTCGCGGCGCTGGTGCAGGTGCCGGAGTTCCTGCAACTGTTCGCGCCCGAGACCCCGCAAAACCTGTTCACGACGATCCGCCAGCGCGTGCTGCTGCACGATATCGGCATCGCCGCGGCGATCGCGCTGGCCGCCGGTTTCGGGGCGGCGGTGCTGCACCGGATGGAACCGCAGGCGACGTCGGCCTCCGGCGCTGCGCCGCCACCGGCGCCAGCGCGCCCCCAGCGCGAGCACCCCGCGATCGACCCCGACCCCAGCGCGCAGTCGCGGCGACGCTGCCCATCCTGCAACACCATGGTGCAACTCAACCGCACGCAGTGCTGGAGCTGCGGCCACGTATTCGTCCTGTCCGACTCGCCGCTGGCGCGCCTCATTCCGATGGCATCGCCACCCGTCGCCACGCCAGCCAGGCCGGCTGCCGATCTCGCGTGCGCCGGCTGCGGCCGCAAGCGCGATGCCGAGGCGCGATTCTGCGCGGGGTGCGGGCGGAAATTTCCCGGCGCGACCTGACATCATGCGGCCGCCGCGTCAGCCTGATCGCGCATGAAGCGTCGCACACGCTCCATCGTGGCCAAGGTGATCCCTTTCCCGGCGCGAATGCGCGCCACGAACTTGCCGTCGTTGACCGCGCGGCGGCCGAACGTGGTCTCGGCGATCGCACGAACGGCCAGGAACGCCTCGATTTCCGCCAGAAATTCTTCCTGCGTGGTGCCCATGCGTGACCATAATGGGATAAGTCCCATTTTTGCAATGGGAAATATCGCGAAGGCGGCCGCCGCGCATTCGTGGGATAAAACCCACATGGCCACGTCACTCGCCGAGAATCTTAAGCGCATCCGTCTGGCCCGCCGCATCAATTCGGCCGAACTGTCGCGGCGCGCCAAGGTCGGCATCACCTATGTCCGCGACATCGAAAAGGGCCGTTCCGCCGACCCCAGCAGCGAGAAACTGGCGCGCGTCGCCGCCGCCCTCAATGTCACGGTGCAGCATCTGCTATCCAGCGGCGACCTGGCCGACGATCAGGCGTCAATCCAGGCCGCGCCCGCCGAGCCGTTCGACCCGGCCGAAGATGATGATCACCTCGCCATTATTTGCGAGGCGGCGGGTGAACTGCTGCGCGAATTCGGGGCGGCGCACAGCACGCGGGAATCGGTGCTGCTCGGCTTGCGTCTGCGCGACATCATCCTCGCATACGGCCCTGCCATGCCGTTCGAGCAGCGGCTTGAACTGACCATCGCCGAGGAGCGGCCGCGCCTGCATGCGGCATGGGAAGAGCACCTCCGCCGCCCTCGCGCTAAGCGAGCGGGGATTCGCCGCGCATAGGATGTATCCCATTTATTGCTTGACGTTGGGATAAATCCCATTTTACCGTGCCCCCGTCACACCCGACGGAGGCCATCATGGTGTTGCCACCCCGCCCACCGCTCGACACCCCGCCCCGCCTGTCGCTGATCACCGCGACCGCGACGCTGCTGGCCGGCAGCGTGCTGGCATGGAGCGCCGCGATCGCGCTCGGCTACGTGCTGGCGCGCGCATTCCTCGCGGCGGCCTGCCCGTGATGGCCGCGCGCCCCAGCCTCGGCGCCGCCGAGGTGCAGATCGCCGATGTCGAACACGCGATCGCCGATCTGTGCGCCACCGCCCAGCGCGACTGCGTCACCCTCAGCGCCCTCTGCCGCCAGCGCCGCCTGCTGCTGCACCTGGCCGCCGCCCTGCGCCACCCGCCCCAGCCCGCCCTCACCCCGGCCCGGAGGCCGTCATGACCCTGTATTACGCCCACGCCGAGCCGAGCCCGGCCGAGCCGACCGATATCAGCATCCGTCCCTATGACGGGCCGAATCGCATCGATTCCACGCTGCTGCTGAGCAGCCTCGCGCGGACCATCGAGCGGCTCTACACCGGCCGCTGGGTCGGGCCGGCCGGCAACGACCTCGCGCGCTATCAGGTCGAGAGCGCGTTGCCGAGGCGCGCGGCATGAGCGCCGATATCCGCGTGGTCAGCACCTGGCTGCGCCTGCTGGCCCAGCACGCCGAGGCCGGCGCCGCCATCGACCCGCGCGAACTGCGCTGGTGCGCCGACGCGCTCGACGGCACGCTGCCCCCCATCCACATCCACCCCGTCCGCCCCTGGTGGCGCCGCCTGTTCCGCCGTCGCCTCCGGCTCACACCGGCGCGGCGGCCCGCATGAGCGCCGTCGGCCCGCTGGAGCGCCGCGCCCGCAGCCAGGCGCGCTACTGGCTGCTGCAGGGTATGGCCGCCGCCGGCGACGCACTCCCGCCGCTGATCGCCGAGGCCGAAGCCCTGGCCGCCGGCATCGCCACCGGCCGCGCCGCCGGCCAGGCGCACGACGCGCAGATGGCGGCCAAGGTGCTCCGCACCGCCTACGATACCGGCAAGCTGCCGGAGGCGCTGTCATGACCCCCGCCGACCTCCGCGACCAGGCCCAGACCCAGGCCGAGGACCTGGTCAACGGCCTGCCCGAGCACTGGCCCAATCTCCCCGCTGGCGTGCGCCGCATCATCATGGCGACCGTCTCAAACCCCGCCAGCCGCAGCGACGCGCTGCTGCAACTCGCAGCCGTGCTCGACGAATTTGCCGGCAGCCTCACCAGCCCCAACCAGGGCGTCCGCAACCTCGCCGAGGCCCTGTGCGCCTTCGCCGCCGCCCTCACCAACCTCGCGCCGACGCGCGCCTGACCCGGAGCCACTATGACAGAGAATTCTTCCACCCTCCTGACCGCGGCCGAAGCCGCTGATGCGGTCGGCCTCTCCATTTCGGCTCTATGGCGCCAGGTCGCCGCCGGACGATTGCCGCAGCCAGTCTATCCCACGCCACGAGCACCGCGCTGGTATGCACACGAGTTGCGGGATGCCCTGGAGCGGACCCGGATGCTGCCTCGCGACGCCCTAGCGATGCGTCGCAAAGCCAAGATTGAGCGCGCCAAGCCGACGGCGGGAGACGCCGCATGAGCCGCAGCGGATCAATCTCCGTCGATATCGATATCGATGATGTCATCGACGAAATCGACGACACCACCCTCATGGCCGAGGTCGCCGACCGCGGCCTCTCCGGTGCCGGCGAGGATGGCGCCCTCATCGTTGCCTACGATCAGTGGGCAGACGACATCCGCGCCGCGGCCCGCGCCGGCGACTGGGCGCATCTGGATATCCTGCTGTGGCGCCGCCGCCCCATTCAGCGCGCGCGGAAGCACGTTCGCGACCTGCCGCTCATCCGTCCGCAGGTAACCCAATGACCAATCCCCGTCAGTCTCCCGACGCCGCTGACCGGCCGGCGCCCGGAGACGACAGCGCGCGGCATCCTGGCAGTGGTCCCGCCCACGAGGCCCTGCCGCGCGCCACCCCACCCAGCGGAGACGCCGCATGCTGACCGCAGACCGAATCGGCGATCTCATCGCCGCGCAATCGATGTTGCGCGACACCAACGCCGATCCCGAGACTCCCGAGCATCCGGCCGAGGGGTGGGTCGACGCGATCACCGATCAGATCGATCTGCATGAGACATGCACGACCGATGCCGAGCGTGACACCGGCTACTATCTCCGGCTGTTCACCAGCATTTCCGCCATCGCCGCGCTCGCCGCCGCCCATCTGGCGGAAGAAGCGGCGGGCACCGCCACCCCACCCAGCGGAGACACCGCATGCTGATCCCGCTCGACCAGATCGACCCGCCGGCCAACCCGTTGCGCCGGGTCGCCAACCCGGAGGCCGACGCCTCGCTCACCGCCAGCATCGCCGCGCGCGGGGTGCTGACGCCGATCCTGGTGACCCGCGCCGGCAATCGCTACCGGCTGCTGGACGGCGCCGCCCGGCTGCGCTGCGCCCAGGCCGCCGGCATCGCCACCATCCCGGCCGAGATCACCGACATGCTGTCGCCGGAGGCCGAACAGGCCGCCACCGCCGCGGTCAATATCGTGCGCGCGACGGTCGCCCCGGTCGATCAGTGGCGCGCGATCGTCGCTATGCAGCAGGCCGGCAGCACGCTGGCCAATGCGACCGCGAGCCTCGGCCTGTCCGAGCAGATGGGCCGTCGCCTCGACCACCTCGGCCGCCTGCACCCCGACGTGCTGGCGCTGATCGAGGCCGCCGGCATGCCCGATTACCGGCACCTGCGCGTGATCGCCCAGGCCAGCCACAAGCAGCAGAAAACGGCGCTCAAGAGCACCCGCGCCACCCCCGAGGCTGTCGATTGGTATGCCATCGCCCGCGCCTGCACCACCCAGCGCATCCCGCGCAGCCGCGCGATTTTCGACCCCGACACGGCGGGCATCACCTGGGACGAGGACCTGCTCGCCGAGCCGGGCAGCGATGAGCAGTGGACCACACAGGAGGTCACCCGCTTCCTCGCCGCCCAGCGCGAGGCGCTGGCCGCGCAGGTCGAGGCCAGCCGTGGCCGCATGCGAATGGGCGAGCCGGACACGGATTCCTATCGTGGGTTCCGCGTGCCGAAGGGCTGGCGCGAGAAATGGGGCGACAAGGAAAAGCCCAAGCGCAATCAGGTAATTTTCGTCGGCTTCCCCGACGCCGGCGCCAGCATCGGCGAGGTTTTCCGCGTGCTCGCCAGCAATCCCAAGGCCGATGCCGAACGTGCGAAGAAGCGCGCCGAGGCCAAGGCGACGCCGGCGGACGATGACGATCCGGGCGAGGATGACGACGCCGGCGACGACACCCCGGACGAACCCGCCCCGCCGCCACCGGAGCCGACCGGCATCACCAAGGCCGGCCTGCAGATGATCGCCGACGCGAAGACCCTGGCCCTGCGCGCAGCGCTGATCGACCCGTCCGCCCCGCATAGCCTCGACACGCTGCTGCTGATCGCAGTCCTCGCCATCCACGGCGACAATGTGGCCATCCGGCGCTACAGCAACGACTATGAGCAGCCAAGCCGCCGCCATGGCACCACTCTCAGCCGCCTGGTGACGCCTGACGGAATGCTCGACTGGGACGATCAGACCCTCACCGAGACCGCCGCCACCGTCCTCGCGAAAATCCTCGGCATCGACGGGCCGGTGAATTCGACCAGCAGCTACAACCGCCGCAGCGGCGCGCCGGGCGAATGGATCGGCCGCGCCATCATGGCCGAGCATCATCTGCCCCGTTTCGACACCCCCGAATTCGTCGCCACCTGCAACTCAACGGTGCTGCGTCAGGCCGCCGAATCCGCCGGCCTGAAACCCGCCAAAACCACCGCCGCCCTGCGCACCCAGATCGCCGGCAACGCCCCCGACTGGCGGCCCACACAGGCCCAATTCGGCGCCGCCGGCCCGACGCCGCGCGACGCTGATGATGATGATGGCGACGAGGAGAGCGCGGATGAATGATGCGAACAATTGCTGGACCTGCGGCCGCCCGCGCGGCATCGCGGTCGCGCGGCCCAGCCACAGCATCAATCTGCTGGTGCCAGTCCCTCGCTACGACGGCCCGAATTCCAGACCGGCGCAGGAAAGAAACGATCTTATCTGCAATGCGGTCGTGTATCGCAACGGCGGCACCAACGAACATACTCACCTGTGCGACAGATGTCTCCGCCTCGGCCTGCGCACGCTCCGCGCGCAAATCGACATCCAGCTCGCGGACGATGAATGATGGCTGAGCACACCCGCATCGAGTGGACCGACGTGCTCGCGGCTATCGACGCGGCGGGATGGCAGATCGTTCCAAAAACCGCGACTGCCAGGATGTATATGCCGGGCGGCAATACGCCCGTCAGCAATCGCGGGAAAGATCACATCCCGCATCGATGCGATCGGCGCATCGGCGACCTCGCCGCCGCCGAGGCATACGCAGTCATGCTGTCATACGCGCCGACACCACCATTCGGCGCTCGCGATGCCTGACCAGTCACCCACCCTCACCCCCCGCTACCTCTCGCGCGAGCAGGCCGCCGCCTATGTGGGCGTCTCGGCGACCACATTTTCCGCCGAGGTAGCCGCCGGCCTCTGGCCACCGGGCCGGCGGCGCGGCGCCAGGCTGCATCGTGTCACCTGGGATATCCGACTGCTTGACCGCTATGCCGATCGCGCGTCAGGGTTGGAAGCCACGCCCGCCCACTCCGCCGACGCGCAGACGCAGCAGCACGACGCCGAGGCGATAGCCCTGGAGCGATCCTCCTATGCCGCGCCCCCGCACCGGCCTCAAAACCGTCGCCCGCAGGCGGCCTGACGGCACCCTCCTCCGCACCGACTATTATCACCGGGCGACCGGCGCCTATCTCGGCAGCGACCGCGAGGCCGCCCTGCGCGCCGCCCGCGCCACCACCGCCCCGGCCCGGCCGCCGCCAGCCACATTCGGCGCGCTCGCCACCGCCTATCTCGCCAGCCCGGAATACGCGGCGCTGGCGCCCCGCACGAAAAAGCTCAACCGCCTCTACGTGGATGACCTGCGCACCCGCTATGGCGATCTGCCGGCCAGCGCGATCACCCGCCCCGCGGTGCGCCGGCTGCGCGACGCCCATGCTGCCCAGCCGGTCAAGGGCAACCGGCTGCTGGCCACGCTGCGCCTGGTGCTCGGCCACGGGGTGCAGATCGGCACGCTGACCGTCAACGCCGCCAGCCGCCCCGGCCGCCTGCGCGAGCGCCCGCGCACCGCACTCTATACCGACGCGCAGATCGCGGCCTTCCTGGCCGCCGCCAGCCCGGCGCTGCGTCGCGCCATGGCGCTGTTATTTTACACCGTCCAGCGTCCCAGCGACGTGCTGACGATGTCCCCCGGCCACCTCTCCGAGCGCGGCGGCCGCACCTGGATCACGCTGCGGCAGCAAAAAACCGGCGAGCTGATCGACGTGCCGCTGCACAGCGAGGCCGCCGCGATCCTCGCCACCCCGCTGCCGCCCTCCACCAGCCGCCGCGCCAAGGGCCTCGCCGCAGCCCTGCTGGTGCCCAGCCCCACCGGCCGCGCCTGGAGCTACCGCAATTTCGCCCGCGCCTGGGACCATGCCCGCCGGCGCGCCGACCTGCGGATCGCCCGCGCGAGGATCGCCACCTGGCCACCCCGCGCCACCCGCACCCCGGCGAGCACGGCCGCGCTCAAATCCGCCCTGCGCGCCGAGATGCTCGCCGGCCTGCAACGCCGCGACCTGCGCCGCTCCGGCATGGTCCGTATGGCGCAAGCCGGCGCCACCCCCCAGCAGATCGCCGCCGTCTCCGGCCATACGATCGACCACGTGATGCGCATCCTCGACGTGTATATTCCGCGTCGCGGCGAGGTCGCACTGGAGGCAATCGCGGCCTGGGAATCGGGCCTGGCCCGCGGCCAGGTGATCACCCTGGCGGCCCACCCAAAGCCTATTGACACAGAATTTGACACAAAATCCCGAAACAGCAATAAACGCCCCGTAACTCGTTGATTTTGGCGCGCCCTGGTGGATTCGAACCACCGACCGACAGCTTAGAAGTGTTTGGAATTTTGCTTTATATCAATCTCCTATATGACACTATGTGTCATGCCATCGCGAGCAATCCCGTCGCGATAAACGCCGCGTCGCCCACTCGCACACGGTAGAGGTCCATGCAGACCGCTTCGACATGAGGGATTTCACCAGCGCGTGTTCCTCTCTTGTTCGCGCCAGGACGGCCGGCTATGGTCCGGCCCATGTCACACGGGCCGCCGAAGCCACCGCACTACCTGCGCGGGTCGCTGGGCGGCCTCGTCACCGTCCACGCGGACCTGCTCGTCTCCTGCCGGCTATGCCGCCACGTCGCCCGGCTGGAGGTGCTGGACTTGCTGTCGCGGCGCCGCACCCAGCATACCGCGATCCTGGCGCTGGAGGCGCAGCTGCGGTGCCAGCGCTGCGGCCGGCTCGGCACAGCAGTGATCGACCTGGCGCCGCGCGAGTAGCGGCGCGCGCGACTTGACGCGGCCCTATGCGCATCCGCAACATGCTGTATGCCATCGATGCCCGGTCGCCCCACCCATCAGCAGCTGAGATGCCTGCGCACGGCGATCGCGGGCCGCGGCATCCTCACAGTGGGCGGCGTCGATGGGGCCACCGTCAGCCGGCACCTCTGGCGCGGCTGTGTGCGCGCAGGCTGGCTCTCGGTGGATCGCCGCTCGCATCCGGAGGCGTCCTACGTCGTGCTCCGCATCACGGATGAGGGACGGGCGGCGGTGGCCGCCGCGGAAGAATAGCCTCTCATTGAGCATATTTTCTGTTGACGGCACACTCATTGAGCAGCATACTCCATCTCACAGGCGGGATGGCCCGCCACAGAGAGGAGAGACGAATATGGCAACCTACCCCCGCTACTGGACGAAGCTCCCTCGCCAGGACTTCGACGCCGCCCGGCCGAGGACCGGCGGCACCAAGGATGCCGTGACGAAGGCACGGCAGATTGAGAAGGCATATGCGCCCGGTCACACCGGCGAGCCGTTCATCCAGCTGGTCGAGGAGACCGAGACCGAATACTGCGTGATCGCAGAATGGATGCCCCACCGAGGCTGCTGGGACACCCCGCTGGGTGCGGGCGGCTTCCTGCCGCGCGCGGTTTGACGCCCATCGGTCTCCGCGCCGCACTACGCCGCCTCGGCCTGTCGCAGGTCGAAGCGGCGATGCTGCTGGGCGTCCCGCTCAGCACGCTATCCCAGTGGCTGGCCGAACCCGGCAGCGCCGGCAGTCGTCGCGTGCCTGGCTGGCTGCCGCGCATGCTAGCCGTGTTGGAGGCGCACCCCGAGGCTGTGGAGACGCTGCGGCGGCTGGCCGCCGGCCGAGAATAATACCTCATTGAGCATATTGTTCTGTTGACGACGCGCTCAATGAGTATCATCGTCCATCTCACAGGCGGGATGACCCGCCATAGATAGGAGAGTTGAGATGAGGGAAATCAAAGGCGGCTCCATCCGCCTCCATGACGATGGGCGGGTGGAACACTGGAACGGAGATATTTGCCGCTACCGCCCCGGTTGGGGGCCATATGCAATGACGAGCACACTCGGGCACGACCGGGTCGTGCTCGACGCTTGGAGGTTGTGCGCGGAGCGCGCAACCATGGCAAATGAACTGGAGGAGATCGAGCTGTGAGCCAGAAATCTGGTATAGTGCCATGGAAGACATGGCGCACGAACTAGAACAAATAGGCTTGTGAAAGCCGAAAAAGAAACCGCCGGCCCTTGCGGAGCCGGCGGTTCTCAATTGAGGCCCGGCCGAAGCCGGGAAACCCGCGTGGGCAAGTCTGCGGTATCGTCTTCGCCGCGCTTGGCGAATGTCCACCTTCAATGAGGCCCGGCCGGAGCCGGGAAACCCACGCGAGCAAGGACACCATAGGCAACCTCGCTCGCCCCGGTCAAGATCGATTTATCGCCCCCGCAAACAGTGCGGCCTCGCGCTCGCGGCGGGTGCGCAGGCCGGCGGTGTCGGGCCACAGGCGGCGCATGGACAGCAGCAGCGCCGGTACCCGCTCCGGCTGGCCGGCGACGATCGCGGCGCGGATGTCGCGCATCTCGCGGCGGCGGTCGGGGGGCGGGTCGGTGGGGCTGCCCATGCCGGGGCCGCGATTATAGATCAGCGATACCAGCGCGCCGAATGCCTCGGCGGGCAGGTCGCCGCAGCCGGGGAAGGCGGCGAGGGTCTGGGCCTCGTAGCGCGGCAGCGAGGTGCCGAGGAATACCGCGCGGGCGGCGATCCAGGGCACCGTGATGTCGTGCAGCGCCGGCAGGGCGGTTTCGGCGCGCTTGCCGCGCAGGCCGCATACCGCGGAGAGGCGGCGCATCGCCTCGGCCGGCAGGCGCTCGTCCCAATCGGAGGCGAAGCCGGCGCGGTCCTGGTAGCCGAGGTCGTAGCCGATGCCGATGGTGATGCCGCTGTCCTCGCCCGGCCAGGTGGGGTGGCTCAGCGTGGCCTCGTAGTGGGCGCTGCTGGTGACCTCTTCGGCGACGATCAGCCCGACCGCCGCAGCACCGGCCCGTGGCGGCGGCGGGGTGGCGGCGGCGGCGAGCTGCGCGCGCTGCTGGCCGATATCCTCGGCCAGCGCCGCCAGCGCCTCGGGCGTTGGGTCGCTCACTGCATGCCGGCGGCGCGATGCAGCGCCGCCGTCTGCGCGTTGATGTCGGCTGACAGCGCGTCCCACTCCTCGGCTGTGGGGTCGCGGCCGCCATCGGCCTGCATCGCCTGGAGCGCCGCGATCTGCCGCTCGATGTACTGCGCGATATCGACGCCGGCGGCAATCAGCGCGGGGATCGCCTGCATCACGGCGATGGAAAATGCGAGCGCGTTCATGGCGTTTTCTCCTGCGGGATCAAAGCAATCGTGGCCTGGAACGCGCCTACCGCCTGGGTTGCGGCCGCGAGGGCCTGAGACAGTGCGGTATCGCTGGCGCTGGTGCTGGCGGCGGTGGTGAGGGCGGCCTGTACCGTCGGCTGGGCCAGCTGCGCCCCCCGATCCATCTGCGTCACCACCGTCTGGTCGCTGCACACCGGCGGACTGGCGGGCTGGCCGCAGCGCGGCAGGCTGGCATAGGCGACGGCGGCGCGCAGGGCGGCGCTGTAGGCGCTGCCGGCAGCGTAGATGCCCTGGCGCGCGGTCTGCGGTGCGGCCGCGCAGGCGGTCAACACCAGGCCCGCCACCAGCATCGCCAGCAGCGCCGGCGCCGCGGTGGGCACCTTGCCCGGCGCCGGCGGGGTGCTGGCGCTGCGGGCCTGGCCCTTGTTGAGCGCGCACCACTGCACGACCGCGTGCAGCACGCGATACCAGCCGGTGGAGGCGGCATCGGGCGCCGGCAGCACCGCCGCCAGCACCGAGCCGAGCAGCACCAGCGGCGGCAGATAGACGACGAGCGGGCCGACATACGGCACGCCCTGTATCGCCTGGATCAGCGAGATCAGGTCCATGATATCCTCTGATGATGGAGGCCGGCGGGATGCCGGCGCGGGGTATCCGGCCGGCTAGCGCAGGCCGAGATGCACGTAGTTGCTGGCCCAGCCCACCAGCCCGGCGACGGCCAGCGCCAGCGCGCGGCCGACCCACAGGCCGCCGCGCGCGGTGGCGAGCGTGATGGCGATGCTGCTGAGTGTGGCGTTGATCTGCTTGATGTCGGCCGCCAGCGCGATCATCTGCCGCGCGGCGGTGGCGCGGGCGTCCTCGGCGATGCCCATCCGGGTCTCCATACCCGCCTGGCCCTTTTCGATCGCCGCGAGCTTGTCCCAGATTTTATCTAGTTCCGAGCGCAAGTCCGCATCCATTATACCCGCTCCGTAATAACGAAACTGCGAGACGAGGCCACGAAGTTGTCGCGGCTGGCGCCGGCCAGATCGCCGGGCGCATTGGCCGCGCCGTAGAGGCTGCGGGCGTTGAGCTCGGCCTGACTGAGCGTCGTGTCCGGGATCCACAGCAGGTCGCCGACGCCGCCCAGCGTGCGGGTCAGCGAGCGAAACTCGCCGCGCGCCTCGGCGGTTGTCAGCAGCGGCAGGGTGAATTTCGCGAAGCGCGGATTGGCCAGCGCCGGCACCGGGAAGCGGGCGCCGGTGAGCGGGTTGGTGTCCACCCGGTCGTTGATCTGCCGGCCCTCGACGATGCCGTAGGCATGGGTGCGGGCCGGACGCAGCAGCGGCCCGGCGACGATGCGGCCGATGTCGATGATCTGCGTGCCGGTCTGCCACAGATCGACGCGGAGGTAGCGCTGGGTCTGGGTGGCGGGCAGCAGGAACACCACGTTGCCGCCGCACTCATCGGTGACGCCGGCCGCCACCTGACCGCTGTTGTAAATGAATGGGAATGACCCCGTCGAATTGTCGTTGATGATTATCCGGATCGACGAATCAGTGCTGAGGGTGGTGGAGATCACCGCCACGGCATCGATCGCCGTCGGCGCGCCGAAATCCAGCCAGATTCCGCACGAAGAATTGGATTCCAGCCCGGTCACCCGCGCCCGCAGCCGCGGCTGCGGATCGGCGAGATTGGTGAGCGGCATGCTGGTCGCGACCGTGCCGTAGCTCATGCTGAGCGTGGCGCCCGCCGCCTTGTCATTCCACAAAAACGCAGACTGCGGCACGGTCTATGCCTCCGGTAGGGTGGCGAGGGTCAGGGTCAGGCGGCGGGCGCCGAGCTGCTCGGACCAGCCGACCACGGTGCAGCGCACGCCGGCATCGAGGCCGTAGGCGGGATAGGCGACGGTGCCGATGTCGCCGCAGTCGATCTGGCCGAGATAGCGGTCGGTGGTGACGGTGTAGATGCGCGGCCCGGCCGCCAGCCAGTCGCGCCACTGGCCGGCGCGGGCCAGTGCATCGGCCTCGGCCCAGTAGAGGCCGGGGAAGCTCATCTCGCGCTGCTGCGCCACGTGATCGGTGATGGCGGCGCTGGCGGCGCGGGCGGGGCCGCTGGCGGCGGCCTGCAACTGCGCGCGGTCGGCATCGCTCACCACACCGGCGATATCGGTCAGCGGGGTCCAGTTGCGCCGCCACGCCACCGCGACGCTGCGCGGCAGCGGCCGCAGCCCGGCCGGCAGCGGCGCCGGCGCCAGGGCGATGATATGGGGCGCCAGCAGCGCGAACTGCGTGTCGTCGCTGGCCAGCGGGTCGAACAGCCGCAGCGTGCCGCCGCGCCCGCCGGCCAGCACCGCGCCGGGGCCGGCGATCAGCGCATCGATGGCGGCGGCCGCGCTGGTCTGGCTGGCGCCCTGGTACCAGCCGATATCGCCCGGCAGATCGGTGGCCGCCCAGGTGAAGGCGTCGTCGTCGATGTCGTCATCGGCGTAGCCGGGGCCGAGCACCTGCACCAGCCGGCGCAGCACCTCGGCGAGGCTCGACACGTAGCCGCCGGAGTCGTCGCCGCGCACGTCGCAGGTGACCGCGCCATCGGGGCTGCTACCCAACTGGAATAGGCCCAGCGACGGCCAGTCGCGATACTCGCCGACGGTGGGGGCGACGGTGACGAGGGTCTGCTCGACCCCCCGGATGCGCACCGCGTCATGCGCCGCGACGCTGCGCCAATTGCTCTGATAGGTCAGCAGCCCGCCATCGCCGAGGTCGTGCACGCCGAGCGCCACCGGCGTAATGTTATAGACGTGGCCGAGGCAGACCGGGCGGGGGCTGCCCTTCAGCGTGCTCGGCCCCTCCAGCCCGCCGGTGCCGGCATACAGGCTGGATTGCAGCGGGGTGGCCAGCAGCTGCGAGATGTCGGCCACGGTCAGCCGCGCGTGCAGCGGGTCCGCGCCATCGACCCCGGCGACTACGCCGCGCCACGCCGCCGGCAGGCCGGCCAGCGGGCTGCCCACGTCGCTGGCGCGCGGATCGATCGCCGGGGCGACGCGGATGGCGACGGCGCGGCCGTCGGCGGTGCCGTAGCGCACCAGGTCGGCCATCTGGCCGTCGCCGTCCCACAGGTCGATATCGCCGAGGCCGAGCGCCACCCGGCCGCCGACGCCGACCGCATCGAGCGCCGATTGCGACAGCACCACGTCGCCGAGCAGGCGGGCGATATAGCTGGTGCTGGCCGGCGTGTCGTCGGTGGCGGTGGCGTAGCCGGCCGAGGCGATGCGCAGTGTCGCGACGCCCTGCGGCGCGATGAACGATTCGGGGATCGTGCCGGGCGACAGCGTGGCGGGGGCGGCGAAACCCAGCATCAGGCGGTGCCCTTGACCACGATTTCCAGCAGCAGCACGGCGGCCACCGGCTGCCCGCCGCGCACCCGCTGCGGCCGCGCGGGCGTGCTCATGGGGCGCTATCCCACGTGATCGCCCGCACCGCCTCAGCGGTTTCGGCGGCGGCGACCTGGGCCGACAGCACCGCCAGCCGGGCCTGCGCCGCCACCACCGCCGCCTTGCCGTCTTTGCCGGCCTGCTGGATTTGCGCGGCGGTGTGCCGGGCAAAGGCCCAGTCGCCGGCCGCATTCTTGCACCAGAACGGCGTGAACCAGTCGGCGGCCAGGCCGGGCAGCAGCGAGGCGGTGACCGATGCGATCATGTTCTGCTGGTCAAGCACCATGCTGGGGTAGCTGTGGGGATCGCCGAGGGCGGAGGACAGGTAGCCGCCGACGATCTCGGCCTCGCAGGCGGCGCGCAGGGTGGCGATCTGGGCGGCTTGGACATCGGCCAGCGAGGGAGCGCCGGGCGGGGTCGGCACGCCATCCGGCGCGGTCCAGCCGGGGCCGATCTCTGCCCATTCCGCCTCGCTCACCGCCAGCGCGGCCGCGCCCTCCGCAGGATCGGGCGCGGGCCGGATATCGCTGTCGTAGAGCGCCAGTATCGCTCCGGTGGCGATGTCGTAGTGCACGATTTTCATTACAGGATCGCCATCATGCTGAGGGTGCCCGGGGAGCCGGTGACGGTGCCGCTCACCGCCGTTGCGGACACGGCGGAGAGGCTGACGGTTCCGGTCGCGGCCGCCTCCGGAAAGACGAATATTTGCGGCGTCGCGGAAAACGAGAGGGGGTAAGTCCAGCTCCACGACGTGCTGCCGCCCGACATCACGAGGCGGAAGCGGCAGATTTGCAGCGTGCCACTGCCGATCGTCATATAGTTACCGTTGCCGTTCGATCCGTGCGAGAAGCCGGGCAGACCGGCGACGGCGGCGGCGACGAACGCGGTGGTGGCAAGCTGGCCGGTGTTGCTGCCGGCCGATGCGGTGGGGCCGAACACAGCATTGGGAAACGACGTGACCCCGGCCGAATTGATCACCATCAGCGAAACGGAACCGTCCCAGACGCCGAAGCTGCCATCGGTCGCGGAGTAGACCGTATAGGTCTTGCCCGATCCGCCGGACGAATTCAGCGCCAGTTCGGCATTCGCACCGACCCGCGTAATATTGACGCCGCCATTGCTGGTGCTGATATTGCCGGTTGTAACGTCCAGCCCACCGGTGATCGTGGCCCCGTTATCGGCTTCGAGCGCGCCGCCCAGCGTGGTGGTGCCGGCGACCGTCAGCGCGTCGTCGAAAGAGGCCGCGCCGCTGGCCGAGAGCGTGGTGAACGCGCCGGCGGCGGGGGTGGTGCCGCCGATCGGCGGCGGGGTGGCGAGTGCGCTGGCGACGTTGCCGAAGGTCACCCATTGCGTGCCGGCGCGCAGGATTTCCACCGAGTTGCCGGCCGGCACGGCGAGCGTGGTGGCGCCGTCGATCGTCTCCGACCCATCGGGGTCGATGGTCAGCGTGGCGCTCCCGAGGTTGCGGATCAGCCAGCCGCGGCCGTTGGGCACGCCGGCCACCGCCGGCAGGGTGATGCTGGCGGCGGTGGTGCCGGTCCACACCACCGCGTTGCCGATATCCTCCAGCGCCAGCGTGATCGCCCCGCTGCTGACCACCAGCGGGCGCTCGCCGGAATCGATCACGGGAAACACGTCGGCGGTGCCGACCGGCAGGGAGACCAGGCTGTCGGAGTTGCTGCTGCTGATCACCGTCGAGCGGGTGAGCGTGCCGGGGCTGCCACCGTCGAAATCCCCATAGCCGATCTCGAAAAAACTCGCGCCGCTGATCACGTAGGCGACGCGGGTGGTGCTGGTGCCGTAGGCGTCCTGGTAGCTGCGCCGGCCGGCGACGGCGGCATTGAGCACGATCGTGCCGGTGCCGGTGGTGCTGGTGGATTGCTGCACGCGCAGCGGCAGGGTGGGCATGGGCGCTCCTAGCCCGCCAGCCGGCGGGAAATCAGGGCCTCAAGCACGCTGGCCAGGCGCTTGAGCTCGGTGACGGTGGCGTTGGCGGCGTCGAGCTGCTTGTTGGCGATGCTGGCGAGCAGCGCGGTCTGCTGGTCGGTGCTGTCCACCTGGCTCGCCAGCAGGCTGCCGAGGCCGGCCGGGTCGCCGCCGGCGGCCGAGACGGTGCTGGCGACATCGGCCACCAGCGAGGCGTAGCGCTGGCTGGTGCCGAGGTATTGCCGCGCCACCGGCAGCACCTGCTGCGCCACGCTGGTGTAATCGGACAGCGACCCGCCGCTGGCGAGGCTGGTGCCGGCACTATTCAGCGTGGCCAGCGCCGCGAAATACTGCTGCGAGGGGTTGAGGGCCGAACCCGAGCCGAAGGCCAGGGACGACAGCAGGCTTTGCGCGGTCTGGCTGCTGGCCGCCGCATACTGCTTCTCGATCGACAGCCGCTCCTGCGCCAGCGCCTTCTCGATCTCGACGATGCGATCGGCGGCATACTGGGTGCCGGAGAGGCCGAGCGCCTCGATCTGGTCCTTCAGCGCCTTTTCCTGCTGGCTGGCCTGAAGGTCGAAGCTGGCCAGCGCGGCGCCCTGCGCATCGCCGCTGTCGCCCAGCAGGCGGACGCGCAGCGTGTCGGTGATGCTCTGCGCCTGCGCGTCGCGATCAGTGTTGAGCTTGGCCACCGCCGCCGCCTGGGCATCGGTGAGCTTGGCGACCGACAGGCCGTATTGCGCGGCCTGGGCCTCCGCCGCCGCGTAGCTGTCGTTGATCGCCTTCAACGACGCGGCGTAGGCATTGAGGGCGGGCGTAGTATCGGTGAGGCTCTTGTAAGTATTATTGAGAAACGTCAGGCCCGCCAGTGCCTTGTCATAGCTGCCGGTGCTGGCATCGAGCACCGTCTTGACATCGCCGGCGGCATCCTGGAACGCTCCGACAATATCTTTCTTGAACGCATCGACCACGCCCTGGATGTCGCCGACGCCGGTGATCGTCTTCGTGGTCTGGCCGTTCTGATCGAAGAACAGCTTGGTGCCATCGCGCGTGCCAACCTGTAGCCGGATCGCGGCATTGGACGTGGACCCGACCTGGGCGGCCAATGCCTGATACGCCTGCTGCATCGCGGTGAGCGCCTGCTGGCGGCCGCTCTGGGTCTGACTGGTCTCTTTCGGCCCGTTACTCTGGTATATCTCGCCTGTGGCGAGGTTATATTTGCCGACTGCGGTGTGGTCGGAAGGCTTCGGGCCGAACAGCCCGCCCAGGCCGCCGCCGGCGAGGCCACCAATCAACCCGCCCAGCACCGTGCCAATACCGGGGATGATGCTGCCGATCGCGGCGCCGGCGAGGCCGCCGATACCGCTGCCGATGCTGCCGCCCAGCTGGTGGCCGCCGAGCAGGGTATTGAGCAGCGAGCCGCCGGCAAACCCCAGCCCGGCACCGCCCAGCAGGCTGCCGAGCGTGGTGCCGCCGAACGCGCCGCCGGTGATCAGCTGGCCGGCGGCGCCATAGGTATCCGGGATCACCGAGCCGCCCCACAGAGTCGTGCCGAGCAGGCCGCTGAGCCCGCCGCCCGAGCCGGTGAGGCCCAGCATGCTGCCGATGCTCGGCAGGCCGAGGCTACTGCCGAGATTGGACAGGCCGAGCAGGCTGGAGAGATTGCCGAAAATGCCGCTACCGCCGCCCGTCAGGCTGCCGGCGATGCCGGCGGCCGAGGCGGTGCCGGTGCTGCCGACCAGGCTGGCCACGATCGGCATCACGATCGGGCGGATCAGCGCCTCGGCGGCGATGCGCGCGAAGGTCGCGATCGCCGTCTGCTTCAGGCTGTCCATCAGCCCGGACCAGCCCCGGCCGGTCGCCGTGAACAGGTCGGCGAACTTGTCACCGGCGTAGCGCACGATGCTGTCGGTGGTGCGAGTGGCCTGCTCGTCCAGCTTCTTCTGCGCCGCCTGCTGCTGCGCTGCCGCCTTCTCGGCGGCGGCGTTGGCCTGTTTCAGCGCATCGAGTTTCGTTACGTAATCAGCGATGGTCGCCGCGGCCTTCTTGTCGGCGTCGGTGCGCTTTTCCACCACCGGGATGCCGGCCGCCCGGTCTTTCGCCTCGATCTCCAGCGCCAGCGCCATCTGGTGCGCGGCTTCCGTGCCGGCCTGGATTCCGGCGGTCGATGCTTGTGCGGCGGTCAGTTCAGCCGCCAGGCCATCAATGACCGCCTGCCGCCGCTTTGCCGCATCTGCCTGCGACTTCACCGAATCTTCGAGTGCGAGCTTCTGTTTCGCGATCGCCTCGGCGATCAAGCGCCGCTTGAGTTCCTCGGCCGCCATGCCCGTGAGCCCTTTCTCACGGATCAAGTCATCAGCCTGTGCCGCAGCCGTAATCTTCGCGCGATCGGCGGCATTGGCTTCCAGCAGCTTGTTCAGCAGCGGCAATTTGCTGGTCAGATCATCGACGATCTTGAGTTGCCGCTGCTGATCGTCCATGTCCGCATAGGTGACGCCCGCGCCAGGAAGCGCCGCTGCCGCGCCCCCGGTGATCGGGCCACCTTCCATCATCTGGCGGGCCTTGAGATCGGCGATCTGCTGCCGAATGCGCGCCGCCTCATTTGCCGGCGCCGAACTCGGACCGAACCTAGCCGTGCCCGCCTCATACGCTTTCGACAGCTCCTGCAAAGCCGCGATCTTGTCGGCAGTGGAGCCGCCACCGAAAGCTCTGGACAAATACGAACCAGCGTCGCCGATGTCTTTCAATAACAGCGACAGCCCCTCCAACTCCACCAGCACCGGCTTGGAATTTGCGATCCCGGTGATGAAGTCCGACCACGCATCCTTGAGGTTGCCGACCGCTTTCGCGGCCGGGGACAGGCCCTTCTCGGCCAGGCCGCCGATGCGATTCTGCAAGGCCGCCATCGCGACGCCGGCCGCCTGGGCCTGCTGGCCTTGCTCGGCCATGGCGCGAATGGCTGCCAGCTGATCGCGGGTCAGGAAATTGATCTGCCTGTCGAGCTTGGCGATCGCCTCATAGGGCGCCCCCGCCATGTCGCTCAGCACCTTGGCGGCGGCCGCGACATCGGTTCCGGTGGCGGCGGCCAGGTCGGCGGCGCTGTGCGCGAGCTGGGCCAGCGAAGTGGCACTGGCGCCGTTGGCGCGCGCCGCATCGGTGATGATCTTGGTGGCGGCCTGCTGGGCCACGCCATGCGCCTGGAGCACCTTGGTATAGTCGGCAAGCTGGGCGGCGCTGATGGAGCCGCTTTTGCCCGCACCCTCCAGCGCCAGATTGAAGGCGCGCATCTGGGACTCGGCCGAGGCCGCGCGCAGCAGCAGCGCACCCATCGCAACGCCGGTGCCGATCAGCAGCCCCGGCAGCGAGAAGACCGCCGCGGCCACCTTCTTTGCTGCCTCCGCCACCAACCCGAAGCCGCTGCCGGTGGAGATTGCCACGTCCACCACCTGGTGGCCCTGCTGGACGAAGGTGGTGAGGATCGGCTGGCCGGAGGCGATGCCCGAGAACGCCTGGATCGACTGCACCCCGAGCTGCCGCATCGCGAACGCGGCATTGCCGGCGCTGACGCCGACACGATCCTGTGTCACGCCCAGGCGGTCCTGCGCGACACTAGCCGCCTGCATCGGGGCGATGCTGGCCTGATATTGCGCGGTCACACGCTCGCGCGCGGCGGCGGCCGTTCTCGCATTGACCGCGCCGACCTGCTCCGCGTGCGCGATTTCCTCCAGCAACCCCTCATATCGCTTGGATGCGGCGAATAGCGGGTCGATCCGCGCGCGCAGCGCATCGAGCGACTGGCCGTATGCCTGAATGTCGGCGGCACGGGCGGTATAGGCCGGACCGCCGGATTGGACGGCCCGGTTGATCCGGGCAAATACCTGCTCGCCGAGCGTGCCGAGCGCCTCCAGCTTGCCGCGCGCATCCTGATCGTCGTAGCCGATGCGGATATTGGTGTTGCGGACGGTGGTGCCGCTCATTGGCGCAGCTCCTGTGCCGTGGCCGAGACCAATTGCCTAGGCAGCGCATTCCGCACGGCGTCGATATCCAGCCGCTTGCCCGGATTGACGCTGCGCGTGAGGAAGAACATCGGCACGAACCCGCGCGCCAGGATTTCCCGCATCCGCTGCTGCCGGCCCTTGACATGGCCGGTGGCGATATAGGTGCCGGCGCGCACCACCACCGCAAGGCTCTTGCGGCGCCGGCCCCGCTGCCCCTCGCGCGTGCGCAGGCACCAGAGCCGCAGCGTGCGGTCGCGCTTGGCGCGGATCACGAAGCTCTCCGCGCCGATCATCTGCTGTGGCGTGATACGCAGCCCGAGGCGGCCGCCACGCCGACCGGCGACCGCGTTGTACCCGGTCGGCCAGCATAGATATTTCGCGTGCCGCACGGTGATTTCCTTGCCGGCATCGAACGCGGAGACGATGTCGGGCGCCTTGCTGTAGATCAGCGCGGCGGGGTGCAGGGTATCGCGCGCCTGCGCGGGATAGACCTTCACGCGCCAGGCGTTCGCGATGGCGCGGCCGCCGTCGCGGAAGCCGCCGCTGCGCGCCTGCTGCCTGAGCGCGGCCTGGGCATTGCCGGCGGTGGCGACCAGGGCACGACGCAGGCCGCGCGCGATCTGGCGGGATTCGTCCGCCAGGCCGCGCGCAAGGTCGCCTTCGATGGTGGCGCGGAATGCCATCAGCGTTGCCTCCTCTTTCGCTCGTCGTCTTCCAGTTTGGCGCTCAGGCCGCCGAGGATCGCGAATGCATCGACGATCCAGGCGGCCTGGTCGGCGACGCCGCCGGCGTCCGGCCAATGGGCGATGCCGCCCTCGCCGCCCCGGCAGGCGAACCACATGCGCACCAGCTCATGCCATGGCGGCGGGACGGCGTGGCGGGGGTTGTGCTGCCAGGTCTCGTCGCCTACGAGCCAGCCGCTTCCGTCGTGGCTGCGGAGCCCTGCGTCGAACCCGATGGGGTCTCGGGCGACGACGAGGGCGCCTCGGAGTTTTTTGCGTCGTCTCCGGCGAGCTGAGAGACGCCGGCGGCGCGCCAGCCCACCGCCTCCAGCTCATCCGGGTCGATCTCGTCCAGCAGCTCCATCGGCACCAGGCCGTGCTCGCGGCGGAACGGCGGCAGGTCCGGGCCATCCCAGCCGCGCAGGGCGTAGCGGGCGGCATAGAGCGGCAGGTTGGAGGTGTGGCGCTGGCGTGCCTCCAGCAGCGCGCCGTAGGGGGTGGGGCCGGCGAAGGCGTTCTCGATCGCCAGCAGGCGCAGCTGGGCGGGCGCGTCGCCGGGGGTTTCCTCGGCGGCGTCGATGGCGGCGAGCAGTTCGGGGGCGTTGGCGGGCGATGCCTCGCGCACCGCGTCGCGCAAGGCCTCCATCATCACCTGCGCCCCGGGGAACAGGCCGAGGTCGCGCAGCATCTCGCCGCTGCGGGCCTGGCGCTCGCGGAAGCTGAGCGGCGCCAGGGTGTAGCGGCGGGGGCTGCCGGGCGGGGTGAAGAAGAAGGTGGCGCGGCGCGTGAAGATCGGCGTCACGTTACTTGGTTCCGACATGGGGTTTCCTTAATAGGCCGCGAGGAAGACGGCCGAATTGGAGCCATCGGCCATGAAGCTGATGGCGTCCTGGCTCAGGCTGTCGCGGTTGCCGGGGGTGAAGTTGCTGGCCTTGGCGACCGGCACCGTCAACAGGAAGCGGTTGCCGGCGGTGCTGCCGATCCGGGCCATCAGCGACATGCCGGTGCCGGCCTGGAAGGCGCTGAACAGGGCGGCGCTGCTGACGGTGTTGGTCAGCGGGTCGATCGCGCCGCCGGTGGCGCGGCTGACCGGCAGGGCCGCGTCGTAGCCCTGCGCGGCCTCCGGGTTATCCGGCAGCACCGTGGTGAGGCCGGCGTTGACGGTGAGCGTGCGGGACTGCGCCAGCGTCTTGTTGAGCTGGCACCGGCCGCCGACGAAGCGCGGCGGCTGGAGCACCGAGGGCGTCCAGTTGCTGGGCACCGAGGCGGTGGTGTAGGCGCTGAACTGGCCGGCCATGTCGAAGGTCAGGAAGCCGATGCCGCCGGTGGTCAGCTCCAGCGACCAAGTGCCGATGCAGCCGGTGAACTTCCACACCATGCCATCCTGATAGACGTAGATGGTGCAGCTGGTGATGTCGTCGTCGTCGCTGACCGGGCTGTAGAGATTGTTTTTCGGGATCTGCGCCAGCGTGCTGGTGGTCGCCGCGGCGGCGAGAGTTTCGCCGATGGTGGCGACCCGGCCGACCGTGTAATCGACGATGCCGGTTTCCACCGTCTGGTCGCCGGAGAGCAGCAGCGGCATGCCGCGGTAGAGCTGCGCGGTGGCGGCGAACGGGGTGGCGAGCGTGAGGGTGGTGGTGCTGCCGGCGGTGGCGGCAGTGGGGGCGCCGACGGTGGCCGAGGTGTCGGTCTGCGAGGTCGCGCAGGCCAGCAGCAGCTTTGCCCAGTCGGGCGCGTTGCCGGCGGTGCCGGAGCCGCGCAGCGGCACCCTGATCTGGATGCGCGGCTTGATGCCGCCGATGATCGGGGGGGCGTTGTCCAGGCTGCCGGTGACCACCGGGTTGGCGATGGTCTCGGGGTTGATGCTGATCGTCGCCTCGCCGGCGACGTAGTCGGTGCTGGCGGGCGAGCCGGCGATCGAATCCGTGCCCTGGGTGACCTCGGCTTTGACGGCGAGCGCGGAGTAGCGCACCCGCACCAGGTTGGCGACGGCCATGGCGTGATTCCCTAGTTGAGGTAAGGCGCGCCGGTGGGCGCGCTGGCGGTGAGGTCGTAGCGGGCGGAGAGCTCGCCGGCGGGGCGGGCGGAGTCGGCGGCGTCGTAGAGCAGGATGTCGGCGTCGAGCGGCAGCAGCTCGCCGAGCCGGGCCGGGCCGGGCGCCCAGCCATCCAGCGCGGCGGCGACCTGGCCCAGCAGGGCGGCCAGGGCGGCGCGGGCCGAGGCGTCGTCGCCGCCGGCGGCGTAGCCGGTGATCAGCACCGAGATGCTGTAGCTGGTGATGCCGGGCAGGCTGTCCGGGTCGGCCTGCCAGCCATCGAGCGCCACCACCAGGCGCGGCAGGCGCTCCCGGTCGGTATCCACCGGGGCGCGGCGGGCGCGCTCCACCGTGGCGGCGGGGATGGCGGCGGCGAGGCGGGCGGCGATCGCGGCGAGTGCCGCCTCGCGCAGCGGGGTGCGAGGCACGACGACGGGCGGCAGGACGGTGACGCTGGCGGAGAGCGTGGCGGGCGCCAGGGCGACCGAGAGCGTGGCGGTGCGCGCCTCCAGCCCCGAGGTGGCGGAGGCATCGAGCGTGGCGGGCGCCAGCGTGACCGTGAGGGTGGCACCGATGGCGGTGCTGGCGGTGGCGGCGAGCCGGGCCGGCGACAGGGTGACGGCGGCGCTGGCGGCGATCGCGGCGAGCGTCTCGGCCGAGAGGGTGGCGGGGGCCAGGGCGAGCTGCGCGGCGGCGGCGATGATGCTCTCGGTCTTGCCGGTCAGTGAGGCACGATCGACGGTGACCGTAGCCTCGGCGGTGATGGCGCTGGCGGCCTCGGCCGCGAGCGTCGCGGAGGCAAGCGGGGCGGATGCGGCGGCGCCGGTGGCGACGGCCGCGGCGGCGGCGAGCGATGCCGGCGGCAGCGTGGCGGCGGCATCGGCGGCGCTCGCCAGCGTGGTGGCGGCCGCGAGCGTGGCGGGAGCCGGGGCGGCGCTGCCGGCGGCGGTGCTGGCCAGCGCAGCAGCGGCGCTGAGGCGGGCCGGGGCGAGAGTGTAGGCGAGATCGGCGGTGAGGCCGGGCAGCGTGGCACCAGCACCCAACCACGTCGCATGCGTCGGTGTGTAGAGCGGCTGCGCCATCAGCCGAGACCGGCGGCGATGAGCGAGATTTCTGACTGCGGCAGCGCGCGATCATAGATTCGGAAGTCGTCTAAAGCGCCATTAAACGGGAATCTCGAAGAGCCGTTATACCCGCACCCCAGGCGAGCGGCACCCTGTGTGCCCCACCAATCTTTTGCCGCCACCGTGCGATCGACACCATCAACAAAAACACGCTGATGGGCTGCGCCAGTTCCAAGGTAGATTACCAAAACGTGCGACCATACGCCTATTGACAACAATGACAAATCTGCCGCGCCTCCGCCGGAGGGGCCTGACAATATCTGTTGCTGCACTGAGTCAAGAACGACGCCGATTGTGTTGCCGTCGAATTGCCATATGGTTTGCCTCGCGGCAAGAGTATTAGGCTTCACCCATACACTTACGGTGTTTGGGAACGTAAAAGATAGCGTGTTAACTCCAGTCAGCGTAACATATTGACCGCTTCCATTAAACGATATCGCCTGCCCGTGTTGTCCAGCGACCCATTGTGGGCCGCTTATCAGCGATCCGTCGTTGCCGTTTCCGCTCAAATCGCGCATGATCGAGCCGCCTTTTTCGCTGCATGGCCATGTGCCATGCAGTCCCTCGCTGACTCTTTTCCGAGGCTGAAGTCGCGGGAATGACGGCTTGACGAAGGCCAACGCTAAACTCCCGTGACCAGAGAGATATCCGCGCTGACCGTCACCGCCTGCCCGGTATTTGATCCAGCCACCAGCCGCAGATATTGCGCCCCGAATGGGATTTCGATGCCGCCCCAGGCTGTGACTGCGCCACCCGCGACCGATGCCGCCAGCGCGCCCCCAAAATCATACCAATTGGCGTTGTCGTTGCTGACCTGGATGAGCACCTGCGCCGGCACAGTCGGCCCGGTAGCGCCATTGGTCAGGCTGATATTGAGCGCAGCGCCATAGGACGTGGTGAGTGCGACGACCGATGATGTGGTGTCGCCGGCGGCGGCGGCGAGTGTTGCGCCCGACCAGATCGAGGTCGTGGTTTTTGTTGCTGCCATCAGGATGCCCTCGCGGTTGCGAGATCGAGCGGGCCGACGACTGGTGACCACACCGGCACGCTCGCCGAGGCCATCGCCAGCACCGCGTCACGCTGGTCGCTGGTCATGATGCTGGCGGCCACCAGCGCGCCCAGCATGGTGGTGACCGAGGCGGCGATGGTCGGGCTGGTCATCTCGACCACGGTGAGGTGCGGCGAGGCCAGCAGGCCCTCCAGCGAGCGGATGACGGCCAGCACGCCGGTGGTGTCGTAAGGGTGTGCTGTGGCCCAGGCGTCGGCGGCGGCGATGATGCCATTGACC